CAATAAGTCAGAGCGGGACAACCGGGGTGCAGTACAACAGCAACTCTGATTACCGGTTGAAAGAGAACGTCCAGCCGATGCAAAACGCATTGGCAAAAGTAGCCCAACTCAACCCTGTGACTTACAGATGGAAATCTGACGGGTCTGATGGGCAAGGGTTTATTGCACATGAGCTTCAAGCCCTCTTCCCCGAGGCTGTGTCTGGAGAGAAGGATGCTGTTGATGCCGCGGGTAAACCGATCTACCAAGGTGTGGATACATCGTTCCTTGTCGCCACTCTCACATCGGCAATCCAAGAACAGCAAGCCATGATTAACGAACTCCGCAACGAAATTGCGGCGCTTAAAGGAGCCTAAAAATGGCAATCACTTACAACTGGACTATCTCTCAACTTGAGTGCGTCCCGCAGGAAGACAACGTGGCAGATGTGGTTGTCACAATCCATTGGCGACTGGATGGCACGGATGGAGAGTACTCTGCTGGCGTGTACGGCTCTGTACAAACAAAACCGTATAAGCCCGGCGAGCCATTCATCCCCTACGATCAATTAACCAAGGATATCGTGGTTGGCTGGGCGGAAGAAGCCCTCGGTGTTGAGCAGGTGCAGGCACTCAAGGACAACATCACTAAGCAAATTGCCGACCAGATTGACCCGCCGATTGTGACGCCACCCTTACCTTGGGGTGCGTGATGTTTTGGGCTATATTGAACTGGGCGTGGAAGGTGCCTGTGTTGATGGTGCTCACGGGCATCGCCTACATCATTAATCCTATCCTTGCCCTGTTCATCACCTATGCTGAAGAGTCAGAAACAACCGGGTTCCCATCGCTTCACCCCGGCATGTTGCGGGAGTTTTTGATTAAACCATTGCGTATCTGGCAGTCTGAGGATGCTCCAGTGGATGAGTATTACTGGGCGAATTACGAGAAGGATGGTTGGCTACAGAGGACGTTCCGTGAAAGATATCGTCATTCTGCTTTTGCTCGCTATCTGTATCGTTGTTTTTGGCTCTACCGTAACCCTGCTTACGGGTTTGGTAATGCTCTGGGCTATGACGCAACAGAGATGGTGATCCTGAGTAAGCGTGACAACGATCACCTGTGGAAAAAAGGTCAGACCAACGTCTCTTGGTGGATCGCCAAGAATTACCACGGGCAGATCGGTTGGTGCTTTCAAATGCAGTGGCACTTCTACAAACGTCGTTGCCTTGAGGTATACCTCGGCTATAAACTGCTGGCAGATGGCAAGAGAAAGTCAGTCGCCATGCGCCTTAACCCATTTAGGCAATATCCAAAGTAAGGAATCATCATGCCCAGCACATTTAGCCAGTCTTTGNGNCTTGAANTGATCGCCACCGGTGAGAAGTCAGGTACTTGGGGCGTCCTCACGAATAACAACCTNGGNGANNTGGTTGANCAGGCTGTCACNGGCTTTACCTCCCTTGATGTGACTGGAGGAAACATTACGCTCACCGCTTTAAACGGCGTGGTAGATCAGTCCAGAAGTGCGGTCTTGTTGGTATCTGGCACCCCGGGTACGACTCGCATTCTTACCATCCCCAACGTCAAGAAGCCCTACACGGTGCGCAACACGGCTGATAGCACGGTACAAGTCAAGACTGCCGGTGGGGTTGCGTTCGATGTCCCAAGAAATGCGTTTGCCTATATCTACTGCGATGGAAGCAATAACGTCATAGGTCGTGTCATTACCGATGCGGCAAACACGATTACCTCTAGTCCAGCTCCATTTAACTCCCCTGCGTTTACAGGCACCCCTACTGCACCCACAGCAGGTGCGGGAACCAATACCACACAGTTAGCGACGACAGCGTTTGTGCAGGCTGCTTTGGCGGCTACCGTACCGGCGGGTGTTATTTTGATGTGGTCTGGCTCGATTGCCACGATCCCCTCTGGTTGGTTGTTATGTAACGGATCGAATGGTACTCCTGATCTGCGTGACCGATTTGTGGTCGGTGCTGGCAGTGCCTATGCGGTAGGAGCCACGGGTGGCGCCAATACGGTCACTCTCTCCACGGCAAATCTTCCTGCACACACCCACTCTATTTCAGGGTCGGGNACAACTAGCGGGCAAAGCCAAAGTCATACGCATACTGGCACTACATCCACGGCTGACTTGGCGCACACCCACTCTGGCACGACTGGCAACCAGAGCCAAGACCACACCCACAGTGGTACGACCGCAAGTGAAAACCAAAACCATACCCACGGGTTTAGTGGCACAACTGGTGGTGGCGGTTCTCACTCTCATGGCGTACAGGGAGGAAATGCGCTTGCCGTACAAGGTGCTGGTGGGTCATGGTTTACTGGATCGTCTGGATCGTTAAGTTATTATCAATTTGGCAGTACGGATGGCGTTGGTGATCATACGCACGGATTTAGCGGAACAACTGGCGATATCAGTAATAACCACCAACACGCTTTTTCTACTGGCGGCGTTAGCGCAAACCATACCCACAGTTTCACAACTGGTAATATTAGCGTCAACCATACCCACGCATTTTCTGGAACAACCAGCAGCGTTGGTAGCGGGACAGGTCATACGCACAGCCTTAATATTGCTGTGTCTTATGTTGACGTTATCATTGCCACGAAAAACTAACTATGCAACTGAAAACTGGTAGTTTCTGCCCCCTAATCAAAAAAGACTGCATCCAAACACAATGCGTTTGGTTTTCTCAGTTAAGGGGTACTAACCCGAATACTGGAAAAGAAGTAGATGAGTGGGGTTGCGCTATTGCTTGGATGCCAGTCTTAATGATTGAGAATAGCCAGCAGCAGAGACAAACTGGTGCGGCTGTAGAATCGTTCAGAAATGAAATGGTTAAAGCTAATGCTCAGACTACAGAGTTGTTGGCGACACAGCAGAAAAAATTGAGGTAACTTATGCCTAAAGCAAAGATTAGCGAATACAGCTCTACCGCTGCTAGCAATACCGACATTGGCGGGATTGATATAGACGAGAATTGTCTACCGTCTAACCTGAATGACGCTATTCGGGAGCTAATGTCTCAGCTAAAAGAGTTCCAGGACGGTACTAGCGGCGATCCAATCATCAACACCGCTGATAGCCAATTTAACAGCACAGGTGCGCTTAAAATCCCTGTTGGTACGGTAGCGCAGCGTCCCACGCCTTCGGCTGGTATGCTGCGTTTTAACGACGACATAGATGAGTTTGAGGGCTACAACGGCACGGCTTGGATTTCTTTAGGCGGGTCCGGTTATACCTCAAAGACCATTTCAGAAAACACCGCATTGAATGCGGACACCGAATACGAAACGGGTCGCAATCTGCGCATCAATTTTGGTGTCAAACTGACCGTCCCAAACACAACGCTGCTGGTCGTACACAACTATGCAACAGGATTATCACTTTAACAGGAGAAAACCATGCCAGTAGAAATTCAATCTGCTAACGGCTCTATTACCCTTGTTCCAGAGGACGGGGTTGGGAACGTCAATGTTATTGTTCCGCGCGGCGGCCTTGCCTCTGTTCCGGCCTACGGTCTGTTTGTTAAAGCAGATCCTGCAACCGTCGCTTTCACCAAAACTGATGCTGGCAGCGTTAGCATCAAAGCAGGCACCAAGGTTAATGTGGCCGGCACACTGGTGCAGTTCGCAGCCGATACCGCCATTACCATGCCGACGCTCACGGCTGGCACTGACTACGCTATCTGGCTCAAAGATGATGCAACCATTCAGGCATCAAGTAATCACACATCGCCCCCCTCGGCTGGAAACTGGCGCAAGATTGGTGGATTCCATTACGCACCGGGTGGTAACGCTGCTGCCCAAGCTGGCGGTGACACTACTCCGGCCATCAACGCCTACTCGCTGTGGGACTTGAAATTCCGCCCTGCGTGCTCTGATCCGCGCGGCATGACGCTGGTCGCCGATTCGTTCTGGACGGACATTTACCTGCTGGGCGTGGATCACCTGACCAACGGCACGTCCAAATACAACGTCACCATTGCGGACGGCAGTAGTCCGCCAAAAATCCCGACAAAGTTTGGAGGCAACGGCTCCACGGCATACAGCACCATGAACTGGTGGGAAGCCAATGAAGTGTTGCGGGCATACGGTAAGCGTTCGCCTAGTTATGACGAGTTTGCCGCACTGGCCTACGGCACCACCGAAGCCACATCAGGCGGCACCGACCCTGTTTCGACCATTTTGCGCAACGCCTATACCAGCAAGTGGGGCGTCATGCTGGCAACGGGCAACTTGTGGGTGTGGGGCGCAGGATTTGGAGGCGGCGCAGCAGCGGCAAGCTGGACAGCCAACACGGGTGGGCGCGGCAGCACGTACCAAATGGAAAACGCCGTGCTATTTGGGGGCNNCTGGGACAACACGTCGAACTCCGGTTCGCGTGCCTCGCTCTGGG